CGTTTGACCCGCCTTGTCCGATGGCCCAATAAATTCCCGTGGCCTCGTCAATCGCCGAAACAACCCGGTTGTACCCATTGTTTGAGATGCTGGGCACTTGAGCATCGAAACCATTCGACCACGGGACAACACTACTTGGATTCTTAGTGAAGTCGAACAGATCGCCGGAATTGTTATTGCCTCCATCGACATACCGGGCTGGGCAACCGAACGCAAGCAGGCTCTTTCGGGTAGTCAGATACTGCAGACTATCGTAGGTGTGCCGTGAAACTGGGTATCCGCTGCCATTTCTGGCTACTCCCCCTGTGCCATCAGTGCCCGGCACTATCGGATCGAGGATTCGTGCATAGGTCGGGCTATTGCTGGTGAAGGGGCCGTAGGCATACAGCTCATTCCCGCCGTAGTCGGTATGCCCACCGCCGAAGTTGACGAGGTGCCCACCAGAGACATACGCACCACCTCGAAACACACCATCAGTGGCGAGAACTGCCCCGCTCCATCGCTGGACCAGGGCTACGTATGTCCCCCCGCCCGGGCTCGTGCCGCCCCAGCCCACGCCAGAGCCCGTAAGGCTGCTGTTAGGTGCGTTTGTCCATTGCCCGACAGCCCCTAGCCATGAGGGGACTACCGGAGACGCCAGCCATCCGAGGTTATAGGCCACCGAGGATGTCAGCCCCGATCAGCCGAACCGTATCCAGCCCCGTGATGCTCAATGCGTCCTTCACTGCAGTGGCGATGTTCCCTTGCAGAACAGTCCCAAGAATCGCAGGGCTGAACGGGCCGATCCCATTGATGTTCCCACTGGATTGGGAGGATGCATCCATGAATGCATAGTGAACATCCACCGTGAAAGTGGAGTTCAGTTGCGCAGTCACGTTGGTGACGATTGCGACGGCTTTGACTGCCATGATGGCTCCTTAGATGGTCGAAGATGCAAGGAGGAAGTACGGTGCACGGTTCAGGACCGAATCCGAGCCTCGGAGCTGGGAATAGGCAATCGAGGCCGGAAGCCCCGAAGTAGTTGCTGTGTAGATCCCCTGCCCAATCGTGAATTGCTGGGTCGTGTTGTTCGATGACCCAAAGAAGCCTTGAAAGTTGGACGCGAGTCCAGAAACAAGGATGTTGGAGTACGTCCCATCCGCCCCACCCGAGGTAGTTCTAGACAGGAAGGCCATGACGTAATCACCAGCAGTCAGCGTGTTCGTGCTGCCGATGGTGAAATATCGCATTCCAGAGTAGAGCGAATAGCTACCCTGCGTGCCTGAGTGCGTCAGAGCCGTAGACAGTGACGTACTGGATGCAAGAGAAAGGGTCGACACATTCTTTGTGTAGAACCCCACCCAGAACGACAAGGTGTGTGAACCGGACGAATTGGAGCTATTCGTATTGACGATGGGGATCAGAATCCGGTCGTACTGGACATAGGGCATTCCGCCCATCGGCTCCAGACGCAGAGAACCTTGACCGACCTGATCGGCTACGAACGGGAAATCCCCGTAAGGGTTAAACCCGCTCTTTGTCGCTTGAGTTCGACTGATGCTGATCGTGCTGCCGTTGACGCTGATGCTGATGTCTGCAACACCGACAAGACTGGAGGTTTGCGGGACGGAGAACAGCACCGACTGAGCGCCGGAACTGATCGTCAGTGCTCCGCCGTTGTTCGACATCACCACCGTTCCCGAGGTGAATGTCGTGTTGCTGGCCGCGATGTTTACCCCGCCACCACCAGCACCACCGGAGAAGACGAGAGAGCCATTCGACACACCTACCGAAACACCGCCAGCCCCGGCCAAGACCATGGCGTTGAGGTTGATGGTTCCCGAACTGGCTTGGGTCGTGTTGCTTGTGGCTGAAACAGTGACAGTCCCGACACCTAGACTGATCGTGCTGCCGTTGGAGCTTGCAGATAGCGCTCCAGTGACCGACAGACTTGTCAGAGCGGGAGCAGAGAGAACCACCGACCCGCCGGAGATGCCGACTGAGATTCCGCCATTGCCTTGGAACGACAGGACAGAGCCGGGGATCGTTCCGCTGGTGCTCTGGGTCGTGTTGGAGACGGCGTAAGCAGTCAGGGTCGCGGCACCTGGTGCGTTGACCGAAGCAGACAGGTTCAGCCCAACGCTATTCAGCGTCATCGAGGCCGAAATATTCGCGCCTGCGAAGGTCGTTCCGGTCCCAGCATACCCAGCAGCATTGAGACTCAGGCCCGAGCTGTTGACGGTCCAAGTGACGTTGGTCTGGGCCGTGTTCAGCCCGATAGCATCATTACTTGCTCTTGCTGTAGTCAGGTAGTCAGTCTTGACCGTAGCGACAATTGCGCTACCGGCCGAGGTGAAGAAACTGACCCCATTGGCATTGCTGAAACTGACGTTCGAGCTAAGGCTCGCTGTTCCTCCACCCGTGTTGTTCGTCGCAGCGACGATGTTGAACACACGGCTAGCACTGGTGTTCAGGGCATTCGAGGTAATCGCGCTGGTGTTCGAGGTGAACTGCAGAGCGTGATTGATCGTGACCCCATTCGCACCGGAACTGCCAAAGGTGATCCCATTGGCATTGGAGAAGTTGACTGTCCCACTGGTGTAGGTTGTGTCGCTGACTTGAATCGCGGCAATGCCAGCAGCAGCGCCGGGATTGACCGTGGCAGTAATCGTGCTGCCGTTCATCCCGAAACTCACACCATTGGAGTTCGAGAACACCACCGTCCCATTACTTACAGAAGACCCGGCAGCAGAGATAGCCGCCCCACCACCGCCGCCAGCAGCAGATGCAGTGATGGTCGACCCATTAAGGCCAAACGTCACCCCGTTGGAATTGCTGAAGACAATTGCGCTGGCATTATTTGAAGTCGTGCCAGCGCTGACGTTGATTGCAGAAATCAGCCCTGCCGTGCTCGGGACCGTATAGCTAGCGGTAATGGTGGAGGCATTGCCACCAAACGTGATCCCGTTTGAGTTCGAGAATACGACCGCACCGGTCGATCCTTGGACCTGGACACTTCCTTGTGTCTGGACGGACTGGTTAAAGGAAGCTGACGCCGTGATCGTGGACGCGTTGTTCCCGAAGCTGACGTTGTTGGAGTTGCTGAAGACAATTGATCCAGTGGACCCATTGACTTGCACCGACCCCTGAGTCTGGACAGACTGACCGCCCGAGAAAATCAGCGTATCCGAGGTGGCGAATAGACTGATATTCCCAGCACCTTGGAATTGGATGTTGGTCCCGCTAGCAGTAGATGCGTTCAGCGTATTACCGCTGATCGTCATGTATTGGTTGTGGGCCGAATTCCAGTCACTCGGACGGACAAGATCCGTAGCATTCAGGGTCTGGGTAGAGCCCTGGCTATTGAATATGGTGACCGTCCCCGTGAAGTCCGGGATTACGTCGATCTTGACGTGTGAAACAGCCATTTAGCTGTACTCTTGAATTGCCAGCGTTGAAGCAGAAGCGCTGATCACCGTGATCAACCCGGCGTAGTAGGTATATCGGTCCATCGTCCAGCTACCGTTTGGGACAAGAGCAATACCGCTATTCAGAACTGCTGCAGTTCCCATCCCGAAGAAGACGTTGACAGAACCTACGTTCGTGACTACCAAGCTTGTCCTATTGGCATTGGCAGCAATTGCCGTCTGACTTGTGTTCGTGACGGCAAAGGTCGCAGGACTTGCGGGAGTCAGGGTCGGGTTTCCAGTGACGACGGAGATATTCCCGCCTGCATCTGCTTTTCCCGTGACATAGGAAAGGCTCGATGGTTGCCAGTACATCGGGACGTTGAACGGCTCGGCCGTCGTCCCCTTTGTCTCATAGTAGCCAATCGTTGCCCCGGTCTTGGGGTTCAGTGGTGCGATAGCCATTAGCTGAATCCCCCGTTCATGATCCAGCCTGCATCATTGGGTTTGCCGGTCATCAGCACGGGATCGAAGCGAGAAACCTGCAGAGGTTGCATGTTCGTGCGCTTGATCATCCCCCTGCCTTGAGCAGCGAACCTCACTACCATTGCCGTCTGTTGGGGAGAATTTTTCCCGTACTCGGGCATCAGTAATTCAGCAAGGCTGTACCGCATCGCATTGTTGTACCCTTGGGGAAGTTTGATCACGTCCGAAAGAGTATTGAAACTCCCCAGAATCGTGTCGCAGTACATGTGCATCTCACCACTGGACGGATTGGGCCAGAAAGTGAGATTCCCCAGAATCTCTGAAGGTTGGTAGTAGACAGCTCGGGGCCACGGTCCATTAAGAGTCTTCAAGCCAATCAGCTTGTAATCCTCATAGCTCAACATCTGGACCGGATAATCAATTCCAGACACGCGGACAAAAGCAGAATTGATCCTCAACGGTCGTTGATAGTACCCATTGATCGTCGTGCTTGTTGCGGATTGGCTGGTGTTGACTGTATACGTACCAACTGCCCCGGGCGTCGTCTCCCCAGCTCCGGTGTTGAATGCAGTGATCGTGGTTCCGGCAGTGATACCAGATCCCGCCAGTGTTTGACCGATGGCAATCGCCCCGGACGTGATGCCGGTGACAGTGAGAGTGAAACCGGAAATCGACCCCGTGAAGACAGCCCCTACAGTCCCGCCGGGTCCAATGGTGTACTGATAGGTATTCCCGACCAGAGGAAAGATCACTTCCGTCTGGTAATGGATCATCATCCCTTCGTTCGACCATTGCGCCAACATGTCGTTGAGCAATGTGAAGGCATCGTTGGCCGCTTCAGTGTCCGGGATTTCACCGGATTCGAGCGCCCCAATCGCTCGTAGCGCCCCGCTGACGATATCGAGCGGAGTGGTCATAGGTCAGTTCGACATCTGAATCTGCCAGGCGGTGCCGTCAGAAACGAGGTAGACCCATTTGCCCGCAGTGGCCGCAATGATCGCAGTACCAGCAGCCCCACCGGCAGCAGGCACCACATTGCTGGTGGCACTGACCACAGTGAACGCAGCAAGATTCCGCAGGCTCAACTCACGTCCAGGGAATGAGGCCGCAGCCGGAAGCGTCACAGTGCACGTTTGCGAGGCGTTGTTGAACATCAGATGGGTATCTGAGGCGAGAACGGTGTACGTGTTCGCGGTGATTGCCGCGATCATCGTCCGGGAAACGGCGGTGAATGAGCCCGTAGATGGAGTCGTCGCGCCAATCGGGGTGTTGTTGATGGTCGCGCCCGAGGCACTTCCATTGAACACCAACGGGACCAGATTGGGCCCGTAGAGAGTGAGCAGATTACCGCTGTTGTCGAAGCTCCCGACAACGGGTTGCAGATTGACCGAGCTTTGAGTGCTGGGGCCTGGATTGCTCATTGTTTACACCGTGCATGGGGTTGCATAGATGATCGTCGGGCCCGCCGTAGCGCCAATTGCGGTGATCTGCCCCGCAGACTGAGGACCAATCGCGCATGGAAGCAGCAGCGGGAGTTCCATCAGCGGAGGAAGGACAAAATCCCCCGGCGTCCCATCTGTCGGGAGAGTCGCCGCAACCCCCGTTTGGGAGATCTTCACGGCCACTGCTACTGCGCCCGGATTGAGCAACGCAACGAAGTTGGTGTTCTCATTCAGCGTCGCATTGAGTGCGACGGCCGCATGGGACGTGGCGACAACCGACAAAGCCACAGTGGGCCCGGTCGGTCGGATGGCTTGAGAGATATCAGCCATTACTGCGGCTCGATGGTGACCCCGAAAGTACCCACCGCGCTGGTCGCCGTTCCGGTGAGAACGTATCCCAGCGCATCGCCCGGCTTCATGTTGAGCACGGTCGAATCGGTGACGAGGGTGAGGACTTGCTGGGTATCTACAGTACCGACGAGGTTGTACGAACCCGTATGGAGCAGGGAGCCAGAGGCCACCGCAACTCCGTCAGGAACCTTGAACACCTGCAGGGTACATGCACCACCAGAACCTGCCACACGCACGCAGCCTCGGACATCGACCACGACTGAGGCACGCGGGGCGATGTAGAACTTCTGCGTGACGAGTGCGGCCGTGTAGTCGAAGTTGACGTTTTGCTGGCAAGCGGTGGAATCAGCTACGCCTAGGGATCTTCCCATGATTTCTCCTTGAAGAGGGCCCCGAAGGGCCCACTAGGTTTAGCTGACGTTGTACCCGTACAGGTAGTAGTCCACCGTACCGGTTGCGACGGTGGTGCCGACGTTCAGGTACAGAGAACCACCCGAGGGAACAGAAACCTGCGCAGCCGCAGCCGTAGCCGCTCGCACGTATGCGAATGCATTGGTTGTCTGGCCCGTCTGTGCGGCAGTGGTGAGGACTGCCGTCCCGCCTTGAGCGGGTGCGGTGTAGATGCCCACCGTTGCGGTTGCTTGGGTGACGTTGGCGTTGGTGCTCACGACCACCGTGGGAACGAAGGCCGTGATGCCGGATTGAACCTGCATGACGGTATCGCCTGCCGCAGCGACTGAGAGCCCCTTCACTACCCCGATCAACTGCAGCGCTTGCTGCGAACTGATGGTCGGGTAGTTGACGGTCTGGGTGGTAGCCGGTCCGGGATTTGCCATGATTGCTCCTTAAGCAGCCACACGGCAAGCAAGCTCTTGATAGAGCGGCGCCCAGCCGTAGAGCACATCCAGACGGGTCGGGATGGCATCGTTGTTGATGGTGTACTGGCGGACCACCCGGATCGAAAGACCTACATCCGAATCGCTCGAACGACCCGCGAAGTGAACGCCTTCCGGCAGTTCCAGATCCGCGCTAGCCATGGTGAAGGCGTTGCGATGGAAAAGGATGTTCTGCGGGCTCACCACTGCGGTTGCGGTCGTCGCAGCAATGGAGAACGGGGTGACCGTTGCCGTTGCCGAGGTCGTGCCAACCTGCGTGTTCTGGAACTGCCCACCGGTGATGATCGCCGGGGAGATGTTCACAGAGATGGTGCCAGCAGCACCCGTAACCGTCGTGTTGACCACGAAGCTGCGGAGGCGGTTGGAACCATATGCTTGGCGGTTCTGCGGGTTGGTGGCGAACAGACCCGCGATCTGGATGGTATCGCCTTGGTTCAGCGTGAGGGTCTGCGAGTTGGTCAGGGTGATGGTCGAGCTGGAAGCCCAGCCCGTCGACAGGAAACCGACCTGAGTCACCGTGTTGGCAGTCAGCGTGCCGGCCGTGGTTGCCCATGATCCGAACGTCTGATTGACCACGTTCTGATCCATCTTCCAGTTCATCCCACCGGAGTCGCGGCCCATCAGACCTTTCCGGTACTGAGCCGAAAGCTGCGAGTCGGGAACGAACAGACCTTTCAGGCTGTCCACGATGGTGGCAGAGGTGAAAGGTTCGATCACCACACAACGTCGACCATCGCGCGGCGCGCCTTCGGCATCCAGATACGCGCCTGCGGTGAGGTACGTGATCAGACCCGTGGGGGGAGTGCCCGCAACACCGACGATGTTGGCGGTGCTGTTCTTTGCCATCACCAAGCCGTCGCGGTCGATCTTGTTCGCAATCGCTGCGATGGCAGGTTTGAGCACTCGATCACTGAACATGTCCAGCGACAGCGCCAGGTCTTGAGTCGTGAACTGGGTGTCGACGTGGAACTGGGTCGTGAGGACCACCGGGACCGAAGTCTCATTGAAGTCTTCGACGTTCAGTGCCGGACCCGTGGTGCCGATGAATCGGCCCGGGCGGCGGACGTTGACGGTGTTGCCAATCTTGGCGCCAGTCTTGGCGAATTGGCTGTCATAGTCTCGGCTGATTTCCGAGGTGAACGTAAGTTCGTTCTCCAGGACCATCAACGCTTCGTTGGTGATCATGGAGATAGTCAGCAGGTTGTTTGCCATGCATATCTCCGTTGGTTGCAAAAGGGGTTTTCACCGCGCCTCTTTGCATGGAGACTGCATGGATTTTCCCGGTACATCGCCCCGGTTGGCTGTATGAGAGACTAGTTTACACCTTTCCGGCTTTGCGTAAAGCCTTCCACTCCCCATAAGTCCCGGAAAACTCACCCTTTGAATTGAGTTTGTTGTCTGGTGTCGAATTAGCCCGGATGGGGGTAATTGGCTCTGGCGGTTTGACTCTGGCAACCGGAGTCTTCGGTGGTTCCTGCTCTTTCTTCTCGGGTGGCGCCTCGAATTTAGCCTCTAGCTTGCCAATTGCCCGGAGTGCTGCACGAACCGTCATTCCATTGATGCGGTCAACCTCATCGGGATTTGAAGCGAGGTGATAGAGGATCTTCGGACCTACCTCGGATTCGATGATCGCATCCCGCACATCGTCACCAACTGCCAGACTATCGGCAGAAGCCAGAACTTCCCGGTAGTCGGGCAATTCCTTCTCAATCTCGGTCACCCGTTTCTGCCAAATCTTGAGGGTCTTTTCCTGCTCGGCCTTCTGGGTCTTCTCCGCTTCCGCAGCGTCCCGATCCTTCAAAGCCTTGTCAGTCGACCACTTGGCTAGATCCTTGGCGTACTCGAAAGCATCGCCATAATCCTTCGCTTGGGGCTCTGGGCCCACATCGGGATCGATCTTGACTTCGGGCTTTGGATTGACCTTGGCGCGGAGTTCGTCAGCCTCCTTCCGTGCTTCGTCCCGTTCACGCTCGGCTCGTTTTCTGGCCTCCGTCAACTCCGAGAAGCGCTGTTCCAGCTTCGGTTTCTTGGCAGGCTCGGGGGATTCCTCTATCTCATCAACGACCGGTTTGGCCTCTTCCTCAACCTTGGGTTTGGCTTCCTCGGCAGGGGTTTCCTTGATGATCTTTGCTTCTTCTACAGGCAATGGGTTGCCAAGAATGAAGTCTTGAATGGTCTCGCCGGTAACGGTTTGGACTGTCATAAATTCCCGTGGGATTGGACCCGATGAACCTCATCGGTAAGGGTTATTGAGCGGCAGTTTTCTTAACTTCCCGCTCCTCTGCTTCAATCGTCTTGTCTAGTGTCTGCATGTCATGACGGTTGTTGACGCTGGTCTTGAGAAGATCACGTACAGCGTTGATTTCAGCCACGGACAAAGCAGTCTGCGACTTCACAGCCGTATCGTGCATCCAGGCTTGGTTTTCCTGATCCTCAATGTGAATGTTTGCCGTCGACTTGATCATCTCGCGCTTGGTCGCGCCCTCTTCCTTCATCTGCTGGATGCCGGCTTTGTGCTTCAGCTCCAGTTCGGCAGCTTGCAATGCCTGTCCCATCTGCTGAATCTGCTGCTCCTGCTGCTTCAGCTTCATCTGAACGGCAGGGGGAATTTCCGATGTGTCGTCAATCTGGGCTAGAGGGTTACTAGCTGCCAATCGATCCGCGATGACATCAGCGCCGGGGAAGTCCATGTTGCGGAAGATCAAGTCTCCAGCCTTCTCCATCAGCATTTCATTCTTTTCCATCAGGGGAAGCATTGCAGTGACTGCCTCCTGACGCTTGGTGTTGAAGCCAGGCCCCGTGTCCATGACCACGGCGTATTCACCCACCGTCACATCGTTCAGAACCTGCTCAACAGGTCCGGGAGTATCAGGGCCAGGGCTGGGGTTCTGCTGATTCAGCGTGACGTTCTTTGCCTTCCCGTCATCCCCGAGGATACGAACCACTCGCCCAGGTTCTGAATAGTAGTAGGGGATCAGGTCCAGAAGAATCCGCCCCGTCTGGGCAATGGATCGAGTGGTGTTGTCGTAGAAGTTGAACGTGGCATTGTCGGATTGCTGGCGTTCAGCATTCAACGCCTTGCCTGACACATTGCCACCAATCCGCATGGCCGGATCAATGATTCCGAGGACTGCGGACAGGTCTTCCCCGATGCTTGAAGCTGCCACAAGAATGCCCTGTGGCGGCATCTCCGGCTGAATGCGCTGTGGCGGAGGGGTGGGTTTACCCTCAATGTCTGTCGGCTTGTAGCGGAGCACAGCACGGGCACTGATGTTCGCGTTCGCCCACTCGTTCACATGTCCCTCGTCCTGACCCTCTGCAATCAGCCACTTGGCTTTAGGAGCCAGAGCGACCGATTCGGTCATCGCGGTACGCCAGAAGTTGTACATGCGGGCTGGGTCGCGGGCATTGCGTACTAGCCCCTTGCGCTTGCGCTTCCCGTCAATGACCGTGGTCTTGCCGTACACCGGGACAATCGGGATGTACTTGCCCGGCATGTCTCGACGCTCCAATACCTCCAGAGCGGTGAGCTTGTACCACTTCAATTGTTTGCGATAGGCAATCCGAGTGGGAAGCCCATCCAGATTCACCGGCAGCCCTTGTGGGATCTTGTCCTCCCAGATCGTCTCACCTGTGGGCAGCATTACCAACTTAGCCTTGGTCCGCTCCATGCGGTAATACTCCGCAACCCGAATCTGCTCCTTGTTGATCCAGTTCTGGAATGAATCTCCAGTTCCAGCCTGGTTGAAGTTAGCCCCATCGTCAGCGTCTGGATACTGGCGCTTGAATGCATGTTTGCTCATCATCTCGGTAATGAGCGTTTCTTCATTGTCCGACCCGTCAGGCCAGACGCTATTTGGGTCCAGATAGACCGAGAACTGGTTTTCAACCGGGGCTAGATACAGATCTTGCTCGAACGAGTCGTCACGACAGTAGTCAGCCAGAATTCGCCAGTATCCAACGCCCGCAGTAGCAGCGCCTGAGAATCCGTTGTCATAGGCCAGATCCCCACCGCCTCGATTGTTCTCAATGTGGCGGATGAGTCCTTGGATGACTTCGGAAACCTTCTTGGTGGCTTCACTGCCGACAGGGTCGACTTTGATTCTGG